AGAAATTGCAATGGCAGGTAATATGAGTCAAGCAATGGCCGAAAACTTATTAAAAAAAGACCCAGAAAAAGCAAATGAAATACTATTACTAAACAACCATTTATTCTGGTCATTTGAATCTACACCTACATTAAAAGATTTAGATGAAGAGGTGTCTGCATTTGAAACAGTATGGGGTAGAAGCCCTACACTTATAGTTGTAGATAACTTAATGGATATAGCAATGGATGGACACGAAGAGTTCCAAGGTATGCGAGCAGCAATGAAAGAACTTAAGTATCTAGCCAGAGATACAAACGCAGCAGTGCTTGTATTGCACCATACTAAAGAAGGCTTTGAAGGTTATCCTTGCCAGTCACGGTCATCTATTCAAGGTCTAGTTAATCAGATACCAGCAATGGTATTAACTATTGGGCAGATGAAACAAGGAGATGATAACTTCTTGTGTGTAGCCCCAGTTAAGAATCGTTATGGTAAGGCTGACCAGACAGGTAATAATTATGTTACTCTATCATTTAATCCTGAGTCTATGCATCTAGATGATGTTATGATTCGGTACCTACCACAACAACAGGAGTTGGGATGAGCAATCCACGCAAAGCAAAAGGTTCCAGTGCTGAACGAGATGTAGTTAATTGGTTAAAGAAATGGTTCCCTTATGCAGAGCGTAGAATTGCAGGTGCTCATCTAGATAAAGGAGATATAGCAGGAGTTAATGGTGTAGTTATAGAAGTAAAAAACCATAAACGATTAGATTTATCTGCTTGGATAAAAGAGTTAGAAGTAGAAATAAAAAATGATAAGGCTTGGACAGGTGTAGTATTACATAAACGTATAGGTAAAGGAGATGTAGGAGAATGGTATGCAACTATGCCAGCAAAACTTTGGATAGAACTAATAAGGAAGATTAATGGACAAACATAATGTGGGTGACTACCTAGAATATGTAGGCGCCACCCTGCCAGCCGTGGGCAGTGGTTGGCGCAAAATGAAATGTCCATTTCACGGTGACAAACACGCATCAGCAGCAATAAACTACGATGAGAATAGATTTAAATGTTTTGGTTGTGAAGTTAAAGGCGATGTATACGATTTAATAATGTACAAAGAAGGAGGTAAATATAGTGAGGCTATCAAATTCGCAGAGAACATATCTCTTTCAAGCAGCGGAGGAATACGCAAGGCACATTCATCTAGCAGAGGAGTATCTTTCAACCCGTCATCTCTCGGTAGACGAAGCGAAAAAGTTTCATCTGGGGATAGTGAAAGACGCTCTTCCAGGTCACGAGAGTTATAAAGGTAGGTTAGCAATCCCATACATTACACCGTCAGGTGTAGTTGATATGAGATTTAGAAGTGTTAATAACCATCCAGATGAACCTAAATATATGGGTGTGCCTGGGGCTAAAACTACAATGTTTAATGCACAGGCAGTACTAACAGCAGGTAACTATATATGTGTAACAGAAGGTGAGTTAGATACAGTAGTACTATCAGCCAAAACTAATCATCCATCTATTGGTATTCCAGGAGTAAATAACTGGAAGCCATACTATGGAAAGATATTAGATGATTTTGAAACAGTAATTGTATTAGCAGATGGAGACAATGCAGGACTTGAGTTTGGTAAAAAGTTAAGTAGAGAACTACCTAATGTTAATTTATTACAAATGCCAGAAGGCCACGATGTTAATAGCATCATAGTACAAGAAGGAAAGGAGTGGTTAGATGAGCGAATTAGAAAATGCTTGGGAGAGTGATGAAGAGTTTTGGGATTTTGTAGGACAAAATAAACGTATGGTTGGTATGGCAATCTCAGATGGCCAAGGACTAGACATACTTAATGCACTACGAGATATCTATTTAACTATAGATAAAGAACCAGATAGTGCAAAGCGAATGCTCACACTACTAGCCACAGTTATATATGCCAGCAGCATAGGTGAAGGTCAACAATTTACAGATGAAATACAAGTACTATCAGCAATGGAACAATTTGATACCAGTATTAAGGAGATACTAGATGAAGAATCCAGGTGATATAGATACAATTACAAATGAATTAACTACTATTTTACTTAAGAAACAACAAGATTATGGCCCATTAAATATAGCCCACGCTCCAGGCGGGGCTATGAATGGACTACGAGTTAGGATGCACGACAAGTTAGCAAGACTAAATAACCTAGTAGATAAAGGAAACACGCCGAACTATGAGAGTATAGAAGATACCCTTATAGATTTGGCTAACTACGCTATAATCGGACTATTGGTACAAAGAGGACAATGGGAAGGCGCTGATTAAAAAGTGAACGAGGCGTGGGTACAAGAGTATGAGTTGCTTGTATCCTCCCTTGCCTCCGAGTATTTTAGAAAGTATCCCATGCTTGAGCCTGCGGATATCAGACAAACATTATGGATGTGGTTTGTTACCCATCCAGTTAAATACACAGAATGGTCTAAGTTACCAGCCAAAGATAAAGAAAAACTAATTGCTAAATCATTACGCAATGCAGCAATAACTTATTGTGAAAAAGAAAAATCCGTTAAGGTTGGCTATGAACTAGCCGACCTTTATTACTATGACGCCTCAGTTATTGAGGCGTTTCTGCCATCTATTATTGCAGATAGTTATGAACTGCCTAGTAAAATCAAAGACCTTAACTTTAAGTTTGGTAAAGGCGAAGTTACAGATGGAAATAATTGGCTAGTCTTACGGTCAGATATAGAGAAAGCATTCAATCAGTTAGCAGAGGCTAAACAAAATATTTTAAGACTACGTTTTACTGCAGATAACTACGAGTGGAGTGACTTAGCCAAGGAATTAAATACTTCTGCAGACGGTGCAAGAAAACGAGTTGAACGTGCAATTAATTCTTTAACCAGAATACTAGGTGGTTGGCGTACATATAACGATACAGATGTAGTTGAAAATAAATCAGAGGATAATGATGACAGAACAGAATCCTAAAGAGATAAAAGATTTATTTAGAAAAGATTATAGTAAGGCTATGGATTTACGAGGCCATCCTATTGGGGATATATGTGTATGTGGTTCAGAATTATTTACTGCTATAGTAGCCTTTGAAATGGGAGAGATTTGCTTTTACTTTCTAGATGGTGAGTGCGTAGATTGTGGTTCACTAGTCACTTTACCTACACCAATAGACGACCACGGAATGGATTGCGACTAATGCCTTTCTATGATTTTGAATGTAAGGTATGCACAGTAGTAATAGAAACAAGTGATTCTGCTGCACCATTTTGTACCTCTTGCGGAAACTTAATGGTTCGTATATGGTCCTCCACACCAGTACACTTCAAAGGAAGTGGCTTCTACTCAACAGGAGGATAAGATTAAAAGACTACGTCACCTATTTTGTTTTAATTATATGTGGAAAGTAATAGACCCAAGTAAATCTTTATGGCATCTTAAGTGTACTAAGTGTGGTTATCAAGAGGTGATTAATCTTGGTTAATTATCCAAAATGGAAAGATACACCAGCGTGTGCTGGCATTGATGTAGAAATATTCTTTACTGAAGAACGTGGCAACTTTGCTAATCTTCCTTACGTTAAAAAAATGTGCAAGACTTGCCCAGTACGAATTGAATGTTTTGATTATGCAATTGAACACCTAGTCCACGGATTGTGGGCAGGAACTACTAAAGATGAAAGGGATAGGTATAGAAAGAAACACGGTATAGTTGGCAAAACCGTTGTTCCTGATTCTATATTTAGAGATGTAACTTATGAGCAAACTATCTGATTTTGATTTAGACTTATCAGTTGGCCACGAAGGTGAATCACTAGTTAATCAACTATTAACTAATGGCAAAACTATTGAGGTTAAGACAGACCTTAAGTGGAAGAACACTGGTAACTTATATATAGAAACTGTATGCTGGTCTCACAATAATAGTGAGTGGTACCCATCTGGTATTTCTACAACTAAGGCTGAGTACTGGGCATTTGTATTAGAAGGAACTGTATTAATAGTTCCAATAGAAAAATTACGACACGCTATTACTTTGTATGGACACCCTATTACCTGTAATATAGAACCTAACCCTAGCAAGGGCTACTTAATTCAACCAGAAAGAATCCTCCAAGTGGTTAAAGAGTTATCTAAGTAGAGGGGAACTGCTTAGAAAACAAAAAAGACCCCCCGTTTCTAGTATAACTACTAGTCGGGGGGTTCTTCTTGTCTATAAAGGGCGTTTAAAGCCCAATTAAGGGCATCTAATTAGAGCCTAGACCGTATTCTTTTTCGGTCTTGTCAGCCCATTTAGCAGCAGGAGCAGCCAAAGCACCGATTAGAATTGCATACTCAGGGGCTAGGTCAGCAGCAAGTGCTAATCCCATAGTTACTGCTGATGCAATCACTGCACGTACATAAGATTTAAAAGCAGCCTTTGTCTTAGGGTCTTTTAACTTAGCAATTAAGTCTTTCATATCCATCCTTTAAGGGCGTGCAACGCCCATGACTAGGGAGTAGGCACGCTTCCTTAGAAACACACCATCTCCATTTGACTGACTACCTTTATCACCACTAGAGGTATTACCCTCATAGACTGTAAGGTATTTCTTTCCATCGTTACTAGCACATATACCAACGTGGTCAGCCTGTGCATCGTTATCGAATTGGAAGAAAACTATATCTCCTGGTTGTGCTTTGCCAACTGGAACTAACTTGTTGCGTCTTGTAAACCATTTTAATCCTATATCACAGGATGCAAAACCTTTACTATTTTGAGCAGTTACCTTAGATAATTGTCCTGCTTGATAAAAACACCAAGATACAAAGGTAGCACACCAAGGTTGGTTATTAGCACCATACCACTTGCCATACATTGTATTATTATTAGGACCTTCTTTATATCCTAATTGAGATTTTGCTATATCAACTACATTCATATTGACCACCATCCATTAAAGCCAGCATTAGGATTATCCTGTAGCCACTTCTCTCTTAATTCATTTTGCTTAGGCCAGCATATGTCGTGGCTTTCACAGCCACAACCTTGACAATCATTGCCTACTTCTTTCTTATCCATACTTGCCATCCCTTACGTATTACTTCAATATCATTCCTATGTTTTGCTAACCATGCATCTATTGCTGGCTTAGGGTTCTTATCAAATCCTCA